CTGCTACTATCATTTGGTCCTACCCCTTGTTTTAAGTCATCAAGTATTGATAACATTTTATCTAATTCTTCTGTTGACATATTGTAAACATCTAATGGCTTTATTGTTTCTTCGTCTACCCTGCCGTTTATAGCATTAGCAGTATAAAAAACGCTATCCAATATCCAATATGCCTTTCCCTCTGTTATTACTACCTTTAACATATTTTTTTGAATATGTTTTTGAGATTGTGTTACAACTTTGGGCTTATCAAACTGTTGCCTTGGAACAATACCTTTAACTATTTCATAAATATGGCTTTGACTATATTTATGTTTTTTTAAAAACATCATTCTTTTTTTGTTTGATATTTTAATTATAGACCAATAAGCAAGCAATGTCAAGCCCATAACTAATAAATATTTCATACTTTAATATTTTCTTAAATCAAAGGCAGTTCCCTGCCAAACCTTTTCTACCTTCTTTTTTTCTCTTTCTACAATTGCACGACTCCATGAAAATCCTGCATCTCCACCCCAAGCATCCCACATAATTCTTCCATTAGATGGAAATTCTGGACCATCGTAAAAACCTTTACCCTTTTTGTCTACTTCATGACGAGAAAAGAAAGAGAACATTCTTTTAACAGTACTAAGAGACATTGCTCTACCAGCAACTATATCTGTTGCTCTACCCCAGCCCACAGGAGTTCCAGCACCTGTAGCCTTACCATCTTCTTTCCACTTTAAAGCACGTCGTGCAGCAGCCTTCATACCAGCACTTGGAGTATATGTATCAGCCATGGTTCTTATCCTTTTTCTTTTGTTTTTCAACACGTTTTTCTTTAAGAGTCATCTTTGGCTCTTTCTTTTTATTAGCATTACCCTTTTGTTCTTTATTTGCCATTAGTTACTCCTACCTTTGTTTTTGGATATGGACCAAGATCTGCTTTAACAGTCCCGTCTTTTCTTAAACGAACAATTCTTCCATTTTTTATTTGTAATGGATTAAATGCATGGTTTTTAAAAAAAGATGCTGAAGATTTTTTAGACATTATTTTTCCAATGTCAAAGGATTAAATGCTCCACCCCAAATACTTTTGGTTGTAGATTTTGATTCTGACTTATATGTGCCACCACGACGTTTATATTCTTGAACTACCCAAGAGTTAGCGACAGCAGATGGATAAACATCAAATTTATCTTTTGCTGCTTGGACAACTGCTGCATAAAGTTTTGGATTGGATGGTTCACTTCCACCACTTCTTGGTTTAATAAAATCTTCATACTTTGGCTTTGCTTTACCCATGTTGTCATCCATTTCATTTAATTTGCCGACAGGAACACAGTTAGGAACCTTGCGCCCACCTTTGTCTTTCATTCCACGTTGCTCATATCCAACCCAGCATTTCTTTTCCATGTTATCCCATTTATCTTCATCTTGATTATCTGAGTTATAAGATTTTCCTATTTGAACTGAGTACATATTTAACAAATCTGATTGCGATGGCATTGCTGGAATTCCAGTCCCACTTGATCCAACTTCTACTACCATGTCAACAGATACAGAGAGTGACTCCATTTTTACAACCTCTGACATGCGATGATAAAAAACGTATGGTTGCTCTTCCCATGCGCCATCTTCTTCTTTATAAGCACGAACAATAACTGGCTTATCATCTTCAGCATATTCCATTGAATATTCAGAACCAGGAAGTCCAAGAAGCCCAGGGTTTGTCATTACATACTCAACACGACCAGCCATAATTTCATCGTCCTCATGGACAAACATTACAAAATCGCCCTCTACAACATTACTCATGCTTTTATTATATCAGACTTATTTTTTACGAGTTAGACGTTTAAGTTCTTCTATAGCCCAGACGTCTTGCTTGCGTAGTTTTGAAATTTCTACAGGATCAAAAGACTTATTTGTGATTGTTACTATTGGCTCTTTTGCTAAAAAATCTATGTCTACATAGCCTCTTTCCCATAATGAAAGTATCTCAGCATTAACTCTATTAAGATGATCTTTATAAAGTTCTGGCATTACCTCTTGAATTTTGGAGGTAAATGAATATAACAAGGAACCATCTTCAGAATCAACACCCGCAACCTCAAGTGCTCCTTCAAGAATTAACTTTTCAATCATTTCGTTTTCATCTGAAATCATACTTTTCCCATCTGGATTAAATATTCTTTTGAATAGTTTTTTCATAATTAATAAAATTCTCTAATTCTTCCCTTGTTTTTGCTCCAGTTATGCGATTAAGTTCTTTACCATTTTCAATTAATATAAAGGTTGGAACTGATTTTACTTCAAATTTTTTTACAAGTAGTTGTTCATAATCTGCATCTACCATTTGAAAATCAAAACCTTCTTTTTTCATATCTTCAACAACTGGTCTTGTTTTTTTACATGGACCGCACCACTCTGCAGTAAAATAAAAAACAGTTTTCATTTTTTAAATTTTGATCTAGTTATTTTAAGCGCTTCAAAGTCTTTAACTTTGGCATCCCCCATGTATCCCCAAGCATAGCCATCATTAATCATCTTATCGTTGACAGATTCTGTATCTCCATTAACATAAAGCCAACCTAGAATACGACCATATTTTTCTGATGAATCCATTTTTTCAGTTTTAATTACAACAGACTTAGCATCTTTAAGATGTTTCTTTAAATACTCCTTGGACTCAAGGCCAAGTGCCTTTTCAGCAAGATCTTTTGTTCTTGATTCAGGTGTATCAATACCAGCCAGACGAACACGAGATGCAAATAAAATATCAAACCCTAAGTCAATTACAACATCAATTGTGTCTCCATCAACAACGTTTTTTACTTCTTTTACAAAATACTCATACATTAGTTTGCACTCCCCATTAGTCTATTTTCTGTAAGTTTTTCACGTTCATCAATAATTTCAAGCATGAAAGACATCATTTTTTTATATGAATCTGGATCGTTCATTATTCCATTATAGTGATGATTGCAAAACATTAATTCTCCAGAAGTACCCGTAACTTTTGTTAAGGCCTGTGCTTGGCATCTATCACAACGGTCATTAGCATTTAATATATATTCTTTTGAAACTACGCTTGGGTGTTCTTTAACAATGTTAGTCATAGTATTATTATACATCTACTTTCTGTTGTCGGTTGAATAAAATCCCTTGCCATTAAAAACTGCTCCTACATTAGAGTATACACGAACTAAAGATCTATTGCAAGTTTCACAACTATATCCTGGGTCAGAATCACTAATAGATCTTTCTTTTACTACTCTGCTACCGCAAGGCATACAATCATATTCGTATGAAGCCATAATTAATCCACCTTCTTTTCATGTAAAAAACATATAATATTAACTCTATCTCCGTCAACAACTTCTTCTACTTCATGAGGAACATCTTCCGAACCAATAAAAGTAACTAATGTTCCAGGATCTGGTTTCATAGTTAATTCTTGATTTGGAAATATTACATTTCCACCAGTATAAGAATTTGTTAAATATAGTATGGCAGAGTAGTCTTTAGAGTATTTTTCCTCATAATTGTCAACATGTAATAGATTTTTTCCACCTTTTTTCATATGACTATAAAAATATGATTTTAATACAAGATTTTTATTAAAAATATTTGATGCGGTTTTTTCAATATTAGTGAGCACTCCTGTAAAAATATCAATTCCTAAGTTTATGTCTTTTTCATCACTACTTGCAGTTATTTTTTCAATACCGCTAACACTAAAAGATTCTTTTTCACCTTTTCCAGGACCTCCAAAAATTCCAACCTTTTCTGATTGTCTCAAATTATCTCTAGAAAAAGTTGAAACTAAAAGTTCACAAGTTTCTAAAAATAAAAAATCTTTAATATAAAATATTTTATCTTTTAAAACTTCTACTTTTTTGTTTGACTCCACTGGTTCTCCTAATTTTTAGGAGCAGTTTTTTACAGTCATACTCAGGACTATGCCAGGTATTTAAAGTCGCTGTCTCCCCCGACTTATTTATTATACTACTTTATCTTGATTGTTTTTGGTTTCTTTTCTTCTGGAACAATACGATCAATGCTAACATTGAGCATACCATCCTTAAGATCTGCACCAGTAACTTCCATATATTCACCAAGAGCAAATGATCGTATAAATTTACGACCAGCAATTCCTTTATGAACAACTTCAGCATCTGTAACTTCTGTGATTTCACCTTTTATCACAAGAGTTCCATTATCTACTGACACATCAATATCTTCTTTAGTAAATCCTGCAATTGCAATAGATAAACGATATGTATCTTCATCTAGTTTAAGAAGATCATATGGAGGGTATGATTGTGAATTTACTTTGTGTGCTGTATTTAATCGGCCTAACTCTCTGTTAAAACCAATAAAAAAAGGATCATTGAATAGATCCATTGCAAACTGTGTTACCATTTTATTCCCCTTTCAAGCGAATAAGTTAATGTATCCCCGAAGGCAATACATAACTATTATAGCAGAAATGTGAACTTATGTCAAATTAGATTATGAAGAAACTAAACTATCAGAAAAGGCAGGATTAATTGGAGATTTTGCTCCTGCAATTAATTTTTCTATTTCACTACAGATTAATGAATATTCTTCATTAAAAACTTCCATGGTTCTTCCTTCACCCATACTTGCAGGCTTTCCTTCTAATATTAATTTATCTTTAAGAGTTTTTTCTATGTCATAATTTAATGTTGTGCATGCAAAATGTTTTACAACATATCCATCTTTATCTATCAAATATTTTTCAAAGTTTCCTCCCATTTGGGCACCATTATAAAATCCAAGATTTAACCAAGGAGATAAATATCCTCCTTCTGGAGTTTCATTTTTAATGTCGCCATTAAGATTCATTTTACCTAGTGTTAGCATTTGATCTGCAATTTCCTGATATAAATCATGTGGTGGTTTAACTGGTTGTCCTAAGCCATTTACCCCTTCAGGCAAGTTATTACCTAATGTATGATTAAGGTCTGGATTTGGATTAGATGAAACCATTTCTGAAAACTTAAAGGTAGTCCCGTAAACTTCTTCTCCGTATGCTTTTGAGTCTGCACCGCAAGTAATTCCTTGTGACCATTTACCCTTAGTGACTCCTGGTCCGCAATAGTCATTTGTTGGCACAGCAATAATTTCAAAACCCTGATCTTGATACTTTTCTTGTAGCCACTGTAAAACTTCCATCTGGTTGGCGTTTCCACAACCAACAGTTGTATTAACAATTAGAGTTACTTTATTTTTAAATTGATCTAAATGGTTTGCAGTACCTTCTGCAGAATTTAATGGTATCTCATATAAAGGTTTCATAGGTTAATTATATCATCTTTTAGTATTAACGTTTGTACCCCCAAGGGGAATTGAACCCCTGTTACCACCGTGAAAGGGTGATGTCCTAACCACTAGACGATGAGGGCATAGAGCGGATAGCGGGAATCGGACCCGCACATTAACCTTGGCAAGGTTACGCACTACCACTATGCAATATCCGCAATTATGCTATTAATATAATTAATTATTTTTAATTATTTTAATTTTATCATAATTCAAACTATCAACGACTTCTATTGTAATTCCATCAATAGAAATTTTCTCACCTTTATACAGAATTGGATTTGGATAAGGCACAACTAAGCAGTTAGGACTATTTTCATTTGACCTTCCTTCAGGTGTAACAGGATTTAGAAAATTTTCTCCATGACTCAATAATGCATCATATACATAAACTAAAACACCATTTCGCTTAGAAGGCATCATGCAAGAAAACTTAGTTTCACGCCTAGACTCAATTACCACCGCCTTTGTCTCAGATATAGGAACTACTACCATTTTAATTCCATTACCTGACCCACTTAATGGAACCAAGGTAACATCAGTGCTATTTAATGTTTTTAACTCCTGACAATAAATCTTTTCATCATCAAGCCAGCCAGCAACAAAGCGCATCCATCCACTTAATTCTTTAGAATCACCTTCTTGATTAGCCATAAGGTCTAAACCAAGAAATGGGCTAGCGTCTCTGGAATTGCCCACATGAGGCAAAGCCATTGCATGCCCAAATTCATGTGCCCAGTAAGACCAATACACTCTTGGGTTTGTATCAAATATTTTCCCTGGAATTGAAAAGGAAGAAATACTTCCTTCGTTTGTTACAAGATTCTTTACCGCTGCGTCCCAAGGAAATCCTTGTGAAGATTCTTGAATAAAATTTTGACCTTTAGGAAGTATGAAATTAACCGTTTGAATTCCAGTAAAATTAAAGAATGGATCTGCAGCATTCATTGCATTTGTAAATAATTTTGGCCCATTTGCAGCATTATTGAGATTTCTTGAAAGGTCAATCGCATAATCCGAAGTTATTCCTGGGAGTCTCATCCACTTATCTGCGACTACCCACTCAACTTTAAATTTCCCTTCACTAACGGTCTCAAACCATTCAGATGTCAATTTCATTTGCTCATCTATGCGTGATTTAAAATCTGCATCCCCTGGTAAATCTGAAAAATCTATAGGAATTAAAGCCCACTTAACTGTTCCTGTTTTTTGAGCATGAGTATAACCTGGAAATCCTGTAGGAAGTTGAGAATCAAGCCATCTTAATCGGTTGTTGTTTTTTTCTTTAATTTTACATAAATCTATGTTTGCACTTGGTTGAGATGGAGGGGAATAGGTTATTGATTCTGTTTTTGGAACATTTACTACATTAGGTTTTTTTATTGTCCATTTATATGTTTTACCATTTTTAAGACATATAGTATTTCCTTTTACTTTGTTTAATTGTGATTTAGAACAAGATTTATTAGTAACTTTATTTTCTTGAACATATTTTGTTTCAATTACTGAAACTGATTGAACAGGTGTTGAATGAGTTGGTGCTAATAAAGATGCAACGGTTACGGTAGATACACAAATAATACACATTTTTACCCCCTAGATTATTTTTTAATTGTCGTTGATTTTAATTACAACTTGACATGGGTCGCCCCCTGCTTCCCACTCTTCTGATTCTTCTTCAGTCATATATGGATCACCCTCATGGGTATTGCAAAATGGTTCTGTTACCCATCCCCGCTCAATTCCATTTTCTAACCAAATTTCAAATTCTTGATAATTTGATACATCATCTAAAATATTTTTAATTTCATCCATACTTAAGTATATCGTTAAACGTTAACTACGTCAACTGGACCCATACAAGAAGGGCTAAATTTAATAGCAGAATTTACTGCACCAAGCACACGTTTCCTAGGATCTTTGGAATTTTCTGTAGCATTTAAATATCCATAGGCATATTCAGCGCCTGACCCCATGGCTAAATAGTCTAGATTATACTTAGATAAAGACATATCAACTGCGTTGTGTTCATATATTTGTCCTTTAACACAAATTATTAAACCAAGATCAGCCTCTTTGCCAGTATCAACCCACCAATCATTGTAAAAATTTTTAAGTTGTTTAATAAACTTAGTTTGCATAAATTTGTCTGTATCTTTTATATCTGGTATATACGGATTAAAGTTATATCTAATACGTTCGCCGTCTAATGCCCCAGCATATCCAATTAAATACGGACCAAGTTTCCAAACCTTTGGCGCTGTTAAAGAAAGGATTGTGTTGTCATCAGATGCACCACGATCACCAGCCATATAGATTTTATTTTCATGACGGACTACAGCAAGAACAGTCATACAGAAATCCCCTCAGAGTTTACCCTTTAAGTATAGCAAATGATTATTGCTTAGTCAAACACCCTTATTTGGTGATTTTATATCCTTTTGAAGTTAAAAGGTCTATAGCAGCCTGTATTTTTGGATCTACCTTGGCAGATTTAGACGCTGATCCGCTAGACGGCTTTGAGGTAGTATTAGTAGAATTGCCAAACTTTGGTCTACCAAACCCTACAATAGAAACCATAATACCTTTTTTATTTTTCTTAAAGGCACGAAGTTTTTTGCAAACCTCTCCACCATTACGTTGGCTACCTTTAGGGTCTCCTGAAGTATTTCCCTCAATACACCAAACTGTTCCATCTCCATTGTCTACTGCTACTATTCCTACGTGACTAATTCTATCTACCCCGTCAGATGGAAAATCAAAATATGCAATATCTCCTGGCTCTGGATCTGCTAAATCACCATCAATCCATGAGTTTGCTTTTTTAAATGCTTGTGCACCGCCAGGAGTATAAACAGTATTAGGAATTTTTACGCCAGCCTCGTTACCGCACCAATTAACAAATGATCCACACCAAGGTTGGAAGTTAGCCTTTGTATAAGCACCGTACTTTGTTTCGTTGTCTTTTGGTCCTTCAATAGTACCAATTTCTGCTGTAGCAACTTCAATTAAACGTGCTGCTGTACCTTGTTCTGACATTATTTTACCTTATTTCCAAATTTAGCCCACACTCTTTCATGCAGGAAATATCCAATCGCTTCCCATCCAATATAAAGAAGGGCACCAAGACTTGCATACTCCCATTCACGAGTAAATAAATAAATAACTCCAGCAACACCTACAAGATGAAAAGTTTCCCAACTTAATGTCTTTAGTAAGGTTTTTTTTGTAGAATCTTTAGCCATTATTTAATCCAATCTGTGTCTATTGGTTGTTCTTCTGGCATTGCACCATCAGGCTTGTTCAATCTCCGTGCTTTTGCTTCATCAATTTCTGATTCAAGTTTTTTATCTGCTTGAGTGTTTTTAGCATCCATTTCTTTATTAGACAACTGTGCATCCATAATATCTTTTGCACCAGACTGACCAATTAAAATACCTGCAAGTGTTCCAGTAATAAAAGTTGCTACGCTACCAAGAACATTAAAAAACATTTTGTCGTTTTCGGATTGTCCAGTTAATGGTTGCTCAACAAAAATTAAAGCATATAAAATACCCATTGTTGTAAAAAATAATATTGATCCTAAAGTAAGACCTAAAACAAACTTTAGTAAACCATCTAGTTCTGCTTGCGTCCTTCTTTTACCCATTTTCAGTTTCCTTTACTAAGTCTTTTGTGCATACTCCGCTTGCTTCACATGCTGGCGGAACGCACTTTTCGTCTTTCCAATTTGCTGGATCTTGGCACTCGTAACGATATCTACTTTCTAAAACGCCACAGCCTGAAAGACCTAATACAAGTATACCGCAAAGTAGGGATGAAGTCAATTTTCTCATATTTATATTATACTATATATTAAAGAATGAATTATAGTATTATTAAATAAGATTATTAATCTTCTTTACGGATACCTATTGTTGCAAACCATATGGCTACTGATAATAGGGTTACATACCCTACTACCGTCTTTGCGCTACCCTCTAAAACCACCCATGCTACAAAGAAGCCCAGGAATGTAAAGTTTTCATTTAGGGCTGCCATACCCCATTGTTTTAACTTTTTCATTTTATCTCCTTCTTCTAGGTGCAGTAGCAACAATTAATTGACCAGCAATAATTGTTACAACTACAATATCTTCTGCTTTTTCACGTTCTGGAATAGACATATCAGCACCCATGCTAAGTAAGGCTTTACCTAACTCACATTTTTGCTCTTCTGTCAAACCTTCAATTGCTTCATCTGGATTAAAACAAGTGGCAACTGCATCTAATAATGCTGCTGGACTTTCTAATACAAGCAGTGCAGATGCTACCTCTGCTTGAATTACTACGGGGTTTCCGTTTGCATCTTCTCTTACCTCTACTGGAATTGTAGGAGGAAGATCACGATATTCAAGTCCCGCCGATTCTATGTTT